TTGCTTCTTCGGCATTTTTAATTAAATCATCAATGATAATAATGTCTGCACCAAAACCTGTAGCTGTTCCTGTTGGGGATGTCGCTAAATAATTATTGTACCCACCGTTCAAACTCCACAAATTCATAGCGCCATCACCTGATTTTATTTCTACACCAGGGAATACATCTGAAAATACTATCCTGCCTTCATCAGCTTTAATTTCCTGAATAGCATTCCTTACGCTTTTAGAAAATGTTGTAGATAACGTTTCGTTATATGATCCCGTCATTATTTTTTTTTGATTGTCATTTCCTAATAACCATTCTACGAATTTACCAGCAGTTCTTGATTTTCCATGTCTAGGTGGTTCATTGATAACTAGAACGTTATCATCACTATCATAAATGAATTCTTGTAAATCATCGCATAACTCTTTTAAGTACACTCTATCTTGTTTATAAAAGTCAGATGCCGTCAATTTGCAATAGTCCCAAAAATAACGACGGGATAATTCTAACTTTGCACCTAAAACAATTTTATCCATCATCTTTAGCTAACCTTCTTAATTCTTCTTCAGATAAGTTAGTGAACGGATTGCTAACAGACATTTCGCCAGAAATTTGAGTTTCTTTTCGATCTCTCCATTCGTCTGGCTTTCTATTTTTCAACCAGAAAATAGCCGCAACTGGATTAGGAGCTACTTGTTTTGTAACCTTTTTTGTAATTTCCATACCGTTCTCTGTTAGTTCTTCTGTAACTTCGGTGTATTCGTAGCCTGTAGCACTCTTAAACAATGCATTCTCAACTTGGCGATCGACAACTTCTTTCCCTTTTTTAAGGGCGGAAGAAATGGAAGAAAATTTCTTTTTCCAATCGGTAAATGTTCGTTCGGATACTCCGATATTCTGGGCTATCTGCTTATCGATGAGGCCATCTCGTGCCCATCCTTCGATTTTGATTAACCCTTCATCGGTTAGCCACTCTGTGTACTTTGCCATGACCTCACCGCCTTTCTGTATAAAAAAATAAGCTAAATCAATCTTTTTAACGTTTTAAACGTATCACTTAGTAACCACATGTTGTAAATTTGCGAACAATCTTTTAAAAACGTAGTGCTATTTTTTACCCCACGTTTGTCTTCGTAATAGACTTTAATTTCGTTTTCTGTGATGGTAACAGAGTTTACACCGTCCTCAATGTGTTCGGCTTTCTCTGTTCCTTCTTCGTTCAATCGCATTGCATATTGTAAAATCATAACTATTCTTCCTTTCTGTCTAAAAAAGACACCTTCCCATTTTTTGGGAAGATGCCTTTTTCTGCGTAATTTTACTGATAACAGTATATCACGATTTATCAATGGGAATTGTCACATCATTGTCACTTTTTTCGATTTTCTTCAAAATCTGGTTATGTTTATTTCTGATATAGCCATAGCTATGCCCAAATTCCCCCGCAATTTGTTTTAACGATAGCCCTTCGATATACTTTGCTACTAAGATTTTTTGATCTAGTCCTTTAAAGCTATAAACTAGCTTTCGTAAATCGTAAATTGAGTTCATTTTCCACGCTAAACGTTTTTCTAAGTCTTCGATAATATCTTCCAACTTGGAAGCTTTGGAATCTTTTGTTAGTGTGTATCTTCCTAAATCCTCTGGGTCACACCATCTCTCTAGCTCTTTTTTATACGTTTCCAGCTCCCAGTCTAAGTAATAGATTTCTTGTTCTAATTTTTGATAACTGACTAACCATTCGTACAAAGCTGTTACCTCCTGTACTCCTCAATTTTGGCTTTCACTGCAGCCATTAGCGCTGATTGCCCTTGTTCTTTCGCTTGTAAAGCTTTGATTACTTGTTCGTCAATAGTTCCTTTCGTCACTAAGTGATGAATAATAACAGGCTGTGTTTGTCCTTGACGGTCTAATCTGGCATTGGCTTGTTGATAAAACTCCAAAGACCACGTAAGCCCAAACCACACGATAATGTGCCCGCCTTTTTGTAAATTTAGGCCGTGGCCTGCTGATTGCGGATGGGCTAAAAGCAACGGAATTTTTCCCTCGTTCCATTTCTCAATATCCCCGTCAGACACATTTAAAGCCTTTGCTTGTTTAAATCGTGCTTGAATTCTTTCTAGGTCATGTTGGTATTGATAAAAGACTAAAACCGATTGCCCTTGTGCGTCCTCTATAACGCGTTCTAGCGCATTTAACTTTTCTTGGTGTATTTCCCTTCCGTCTCCGTTTTCGTCGTATACAGCGCCGTTAGACAGCTGTAAAAGCTTGTTTGATAGTGTCGCTGCATTACTGGCTACAACGTCTGTTTCTTCGAGTTCTAACACGTATTCCCGTTCTAGCTCTTTGTACTGTTTCCAGCTTGTCGGGTTCAAGTCTAGCTCGATAATATTTTCCGTTCGTGGTGGTAGCTGTAAATAATCTTTTGCTTTCATACTCACGCATATATCGCTTATTTTGTTGTAAATCGCCTCTTCTGCTCCTGGGATTAACTGCCAAGAATAAACAATATGCCCGTTTTTTTGTGCGGGGGCAAAATATTTATTGCGGTATTGGGTGATGGTTTTTCCTAGCCGTTCGCCTTGGTCCAATAAGTACATTTGCGCCCACAAATCCATCAAGCTGTTTGGGGAAGGTGTTCCTGTTAGCCCGATAACACGTTCCATCTTCGGGCGTACTTTTCGTAAGGCTTTAAAGCGTTTGGCACTACTTGACTTAAAACTGGATAACTCATCGATAATCACGGTTTTAAAGGGCCAGTTTCGTTGATAGTAATTGACTAACCACTCCACATTTTCACGATTGATTAAATAAACATCTGCCTTTTTGAATAAAGCTTCTTCGCGTTGTTTTGGGTTTCCTAACACTTTTGAAAAAGTGAGGTGCTGTAGATGATCCCACTTTTCGATTTCATCGGTCCATGTCTTTTCTGCAACTGATAAAGGGGCAATCACTAACACATTCTCAATGATTTCAAACGTGTGTAACAATTCGTCAATAGCTGTCAAACTGGATAAGGTTTTCCCTAGTCCCATGTCTAACAGCAAAGCACAGTAAGGATGATCAAGAATAAAATTCTTAGAGTATTCCTGATAGGGATGTAACGTTGCTTTCAAACTCAATCACTCCTTTTTACGCGGCATATCAGGCATAACTCTTGCTATACCGCTTTGCATTGCGTAGATTAACGTATCCACTCCTTGCTTGCTGTCAATGACAAACACTGGGATAAGCTGCTCTTTGAATTTTTCTATAATTTTTAACTGGTCTTTTCTTGGCTTTCCTCCAGGCCTTTTCAATTCAACGAAAAACACATTACCTTGATACAAGATAATTCTATCAGGAACACCTCTAGTTCCTGGGGAAGTGAATTTATAACATAAAGCTCCTGTGCGTTTTATCTGCCTAATTAGGTACTTTTCAATGTCGTTTTCGATTTGCATATCTTGCCTCCTCGTCTGTATCCAAAGTATCCCTCGCGCACGCGAATAGGCTAAATACCCCATTTTACATATATACATATATACGCTATATATGTATATTAACTATTTCTATATATGAATAGGTTTTATGGATACTGTGGATACTTTAGCCCTTGAACACTTGGTATAAATAGCTTTTTGCGGTATCCATACCAGTATCCATGCCGTTTTTTAATGGATACTATGGATACTCATCACATTTTTACGGTATCCATCCTCTAAAAATTATGGATACCGTAAAAACGTTGATTTAATAGCATTTCTGTTTTTAACGGTATCCACGCCAGTATCCGTCATTCACATCGGGTAAAGGCTGTTTGTAATCCATAACCTGGACCAAATTTAAGCCTGCCTCTACTCAATTTGTATTTCTCCCAACCATATAAATGGCTTAAAACTTGACGAATTTCTGCAGCCTTAGCTGGATGTATGTTTTTAGAATCCCCGTTGTACAATTCATTCCAAACTTCTGCGACACATACTCGGTTTCTAACAATCTCGCCTTCTTCCTGAATATCCGTCCCCCACCCTTGGATATACTCTCGTCTTTCTTGTTTACTTCGTTTGTACCAATCTTCCATTATTGGGATTTCCAAATACTCAAGGATTTCGCCTTCCATGCTAGAGGTTTCCGTGTGCATTTCTTGGGCTTCTAGCGCTAGTTTTTCTTGTTCGTCTGTTAAATACAAAGGTTCTCCTGCTTGCCACAACTCAACGGCTTCCGCCCATATCTGATTGCGCGTTTCGTCGGTCATTTCCCACACTTTATTTTTAATCGGTTGAATGCCGACGTCTACTGGCCAAAAACGCCGATTTCCTGTTTTATCTCTCAGAAACTCGTTGTCGTTCGTTGTTCCCCAAAAGACACAACGGCGTTTAAAATAGGACTTATGCCGACCGTAAGCAACGCGGAAAATGTCTTCTTGCTTGCTAATAAAATGTTTGGTGGCTTCAATGTCTGCTTTTTTTGTCGCTGACAATTCGCCCATTTCCATGATCCAAACACCTTGCAACGCTTCGTAAGAGTCTTTCCCCGTCACACCTTCTAAGCTGTTAGAAAACCAGTCTCCCGCCAATTTTGCAGGCAATAGCGTTTTTCCTATTCCTTGCGGACCGCTAGTCACTAACATGTAGTCAAACTTAATCCCTGGCACAAAAATACGCCCTACGGCAGCCGTTAAAAATTTTTTCGTAACAACCCGATTAAACGACGTATCTTCTGCGCCTAAGTAGTCTATTAGTAAAGTTTCTACGCGAGGCACTCCGTCCCAGTGCAAGCTTTCTAGGTATTCTTTTACGGGGTCATATGAGTTTCTTTCGATTTCTTGGACTAGCGCATCATCGATTTTGCCACGGTTCACAATACCGTAAATTTTTTCGATGTATACACGTAACCCCGCATCGTCGCTGTCCTTCCACATCTTGTCTCGATCTAACTTCCGCCAAGGCAAGTTGTCTTTCACCTCAATACGATTAGAGAAACTGTTCATAAAAATTTTCTTTTTGAGGTTCGGGTCGTTCAGCATAATGACTTCTAAATTTTTCGCGGAAGCCATAATCTGACCGTATTCATCAATTTCGAGGTCCAATTTTGTAAACCAGTCTTTGTCGTTCTCTTCCAATTCGTCTAGCTCGCCGTCAAAGTCTTCTAACGCTTGTGACAACCGTTCGCTTTGAAGTAAGGTCTTCACTTGCTTGTCTTCCATCGCGAACTCTCGCATCGCTTTAAACGATGGATAACGGTCAATCCGAGTTGTCGGTTTGACATCCTCATCTAAATCGCCAAACAAATGAATGCGGACAAGGTCAAACGCGTTCACCAGTTGATCGCCTACAGGATCCGTACCGTGGTGAGAATAAGCGAACTTATCATCATAAATCACTAACCCACCACTAGTAGAACCTTCTAAAAATGTCCAACGGTCCTCTCTTCCTGTTGATCCGTAGATGTCAGGTAAAAAGGTTTCAATCGCTGAAACAATGTCATACGTGCGACAAAACGCCCCGACAACCCCTTTTTTCTCTAATGGGTCGCCTGCTTTTTTTGCTTGTCTTTCACGAATTGAATGCCCGCGAGAACTTTCAGGCCAAAAACTCGCATCTCGCCAGTCTTCGTATTGGCTTAGAATTTCGTCAGGATCGACCCACGGCAAATCGATGTTATCGGTGAAATATTCCCCGTCTATCGAATGACTGGGCCAATACATTAAACGTTCTGCCTGATACGTCGTATCATCGAAGTTATCCATGCCGAAAAACTCCGCAAGCTTTCTCGCTAGGGGCTCATATTCTTCGGCGGTCACTGGGCGACTTAACGGAATAATCAAGCGATAACGCGGACCTTTCACTAAATGGCTGTGTGTCGTGTAGACAGCTGCGGCATGGTCAAATAACAGCTGTACATCGTCCCAAAAGTCTAACGTCGTACTGTCGGCATCTAACGTAACAAGACTTCGCTGTTGCGTGTTTCCTCTTTTCCGTCGTCCTTCTTTTAACCAACCGCCAATAAACGCCCCAACGTCTTTGACCTCGCCTTGTTTCGATTTCGGCATTTTTTTATAGTCCTCGACAGTCTCTTGTGTCACCGTCGGCGTTTTTAGCCGTTGGATAAAATCCGACCACGACATCTGCCTGTTTTTCCATTTCTTCTCGGTTTTTGAAGCACCAACTGCAAGATGGATTTCACCATCATAGGCTAATTTGATGTTTTTTTCTGGCTGTTCCATCTTTCCGCTTCCTTTCTTTTATTGTTTAAGGATGAAACCTAAACAGTCAAGCCATCCTTTTTGATAATCACTTGTGGGTAATTCCCGCTCATAATTAAGCGAAGCGCTTATCGCTTTCAGGTATTTACGAATGCCAACAAAATAGCCTAACAAAAAATAAAGCGCTAAGGCCATTAATATAAATAATACTTCTCCCATTTATTCTTAGTCCTTTCCATATTTGTACTCGTAAATTAGATTAGTTAACCAGCTATAATCTAGCTCTTGCTCTTCGTCAAACTCCTGTTCGTTGACATAAGCAGCAAAATCTACGATATTTTCGATATTTTCCTCATCATAAAAACCCCAACTCCAAATGAATGCTTTAACACGAACGAGTTCCCCATTATCTTTTTTAAAAACAAAAACGGGCTCATTGACCATTTCAACACTCATACAAAATTCACATGTACCCACTTCTTCTTCGTGAGGATTAGTTTCAACATCAACTAGTTTTAGTTTCATTTTCTCTCGCTCCTTTTTCTAATTTTTAGTGATTTTCAATTCCCAATCATCGCTATCAAAAAATACAAATTCTAATTCCTCAAAATCGTTTGTATTTTTTATCAAATCTTTAAATTTCTTATTTGAACAAATATTTCCAAAGCGTTTTAAAAAGCGGTGCTTAAAATTTTCATAATCACTGTAACTAAATTCAAAAACTTTCCCAGTTGAAAAAACTCCGCCAGTTGTCAGTTCTAACTTTACATAATTTAGTGCCATTATCTGAACCTCCTAATCTTTCATGTAATATTTCGTTTCAAATCCTTCGGCGTTTAACGGCAAGCCTTCCGCCCAGTCGGGAACTATAGACATGATTTTGTTCATTTCTTCAATAGATTTTTCCCCTTCTGGCACTTCGGCTACTGCCTCATCGTGCACGTGGAAAACAATAGGGTATCCTGCTTTTTCTAAGCGGACCATCGCTTCTGCTAAAACATCTCTTGCCGTTGCTTGAACGATGTTTTCCACCAATTTACCGCCATAGGTTTGTTGTTCCGTGAAAGCGACTTTATCGCCTTGGCCTTCATAAAAAATAGCAGGACCGTAGTCACCTTCTTTTAAATGTGCTTTTGCATACGCTAGTTTTCGTCCGCTTGGCAACTGAATAAACAAGAATCCTGCTTTTTTATAAAATTTCAACCCACGAGGGCCTTTTTTAATGCCGCCGTTTTGTAAACAGTCAATCACAGCTTTTTGGGTTTCATGCCAAAAGTTCTTAATGCGTTTATTGGCTGTGCGCCAACGGTCCACTATGTCTTGTAATTCGTGTTCTTCAATACCATTTTCTAGTGCGCCCATCGCTTTAAGCGCCCCTGGTCCGCCTTGGTAACCAAGTGCAAGAGTAGCCACTTTCCCCCGCTGGCGCATGTCTTTGCCTTCGTGGCTTTTCCAGTCGTAGTCCGTTACTTCGCCTAAATGGAACATCTGCGCTGCTGTTGCTTCGTAAATTTTTCCGTGTGTACGAAATACATCGAGCACCCAATCTTGTTTGGCATACCAAGCAATCACTCGGGCTTCAATGGCTGAAAAGTCAGACACAATGAAACGGTGTCCTTCTTTGGCAACTAACCCTGTTCGGATAAGTTGCTTCAATGTGTCTGGCACATTCTCATACATTAATTCGATGCCTTCAACATCTTTTGCTTTCACAAGCTGACGTGCAAAGTCAATTTCACTTAAATAGTTTCTAGGCAAGTTCTGTACTTGTAATAATCGCCCTGCCCAACGTCCCGTGCGGTTGGCACCGTAAAATTGTAAAATGCCATGAATACGATTATCTGAACAACGTGCATTATCCATCATCAGATATTTTTTTGTGCTTGAATTAGACAGACTAAGGCGCAATTTTAATACCTCCGCCACATTCTCGGGCAAGTTTCCTAATGCTAGAGCCTTTAACACAACCTCTTTTCCTAACTTCTCAAAAGGCGTTCCTTGTTCTTCTAACCACTTTTTCAGTTGCGCTAGACTGTTAGGATTTTCCAATCCTGTTAAAGCCTTCATTTCGTTTAATCCCGCTTCGCTTAAATCGGCCATAATATCAATAGCAGCCGTTGCCAATTCGTGGTCAATTTCTGCCCCTCGGTCATTAATTCGCTGATCCAATGTATAAAGCTTCCACTCACTTTCGGGGACAGGGAAGCGATTCAACTTATTCGCGATCGCCATTTCGACATTGACGTCTTGAATACAATACTCTATAAACGTTTGCCATTTTTCGGGAGCGTGTTCAGGTAAATTCCTTGTGCGCATACCGTTTTTCTTGGTCGGCTTACACGGTTTAGAAAAGAAGTTAATCAGTTGCGTACCTCTTGTGTCTTTTTGCTGTTCGATGTTTAAATATTTCGCACATTGCCCTAAAGAAGCTGGCAACCCTAATTCGTTTGCGTGAACCATCGTACAGTGCCATTGTGCAGGGTCTAAGTAGTATGGAACACCTAAATGCTTAGACAAACAAACGCGCTCAAATTGGGCATTAAATGCAATTTTAAGCACGTTCTTATCTGTTAGCGCAGCCACTATCTCGTCAGGTATTTCACTAATTGTTAAATCCTCACATTCGACAGGCTGCCCATCAACCGAATAAGCAAAAAGTAAAATTTCAAAGTTGGGGCTATCGGCATATTTATAAACCCCAACTTTGGTTAAGTCTTCATCCGAATAGGTTTCAATATCAATATTTAATGTTTTCATTTGCTATCAGCCGTTTCAGATGGTAACCGCAATTTACTTTTATCAACGGCAATCATCGGAAGCTGCGCTTCTTCCTCTTTAAAAACATCGACATTGAATCCTAGTTCTTCAAGATAAGCCACCCCTTGTTTAGCAGGCACTCTTTCTACATTTGCAACAATCGCATTGTACGTTTCTCTTACCTCTCGGATTTCTTGATCGTAAACAGCTTCTACTTTCGCAAGCCCTTTTATTGAGTTATACTTAAGTTTTTCAAGAAACCCTTTCTTATAGGTTTCAAAATCTCTAGCATCCGTATCGCGATAAAAGCTCCATATTTCCAAACTGTTTTCTTCTAACAAATCGACAAGTTCATTTTTTACGTTTTGGCGAATCTTGAGTGATTCAAAATAGCCGCGTAATTTCTTAAATTCAGGATCAATTTTCAGCCACTCCGATTCAATATGTGCACGAATAGCCTTCGTCTTTTTTTCTCTTATTTCTTTTTCCACTGAATTTTTTAAGGTATCCACATAGTTTCTTAAACGTGCTTTAGTTGGTTTCATTTTTTCCTACCTCCTGATCTTCTACTGATGTATATTCTTGTTTAACGTAAAATGCCATATTCGGTAGTTCAGACAGTCTAAGTGAATACTCGTTTACCTGAACAAGTGAACCTTTAGCTGTAGTAAAATAAATCATATTCGATTTTCTCTCTTCAAGTAGTTCAAAAACATCGTGTAATTCTATTGGTAAATAAACTGGCCGTTTACTCATTTCAATTTCTCCTTTCAAAAGAAAAGGGGCATTTTAGCCCCTTATTCAATTTTTAGCTAAACATATCGTCTTCTTCGTCTTCCCATTCTAGGTCACCAAAATCGGATTCAGCATTGGCACGACCGCCTAAGAAGTCCCCTTTACATAACGTTAAAATGTTGTTTAGCCCAGCAGTAACCCCTTTGTTTCCTGCAGTACTGTAAGCATAAAAGTTAATAGATGCAATCGCATAAACACCTGAATAGACTTCGTCTGGATCGTCTGTTTTTACAAGCACACCATCTTCACGTTTTACGACTTGTGGTTTCGTTTTACTTGATACGTTGATAAACATTGCGTTTTCAAATTCTGGGCGTTCTTCGGTGTCCATTTCTTCATCGCCATCGCGTAGCGTAGTTTTCAAGCGCTCAAATTTAACGCCTTTTAATTTATCCCCTTTTGCGCCTTCATAGGCTGTTTTGATTGCTTCTTTCATCGCTTTAAGGGTTTCCTTATCGTCTTTTGGAATAATCAACATGCAAGAATATTTTTTCTCTTGCCCTTCTTCCATCGCATGAGGTTCTAACACATGCACAAAACTTAATCTCACTTGATTTGTAATTACTTTCGTTCCAGTTACTTTTGCCATTTTAAATTCCTACTTTCTTATATTTTTTAGTTAAATAATTCGTCTTCTTCTAAATCATCTAACGAATTAGAAGCTTGTTCTGTAAAATACTGTTTAATGTCCGAGATGATTTGTTCTTTCATCTCTAAAATAGATTCTTTATAGTTTTTTAGGTTCATTGTCCACGTTTCATCTACAAGCAATGAGTTAGTAACTAACGACGATAACGCCGCTTCAATCGTGTTAAAATATCCTTTAAATAACACTTTATTCTCACTGAATACATAAAGCCCAACATTGCGTGTATCTTCTCTTGTGATGTAATAACCTTTACCGCTAAAAATCACAGGCTTTTCTTTACATGATTTTTGAGGCATTTTATCCCCCACCTTCTACTTAAATACATCCAAAGTACCTTCTTGACGTTCTAAGATAACCACCGTATCTGTCACCTTAATATTTACAGGGCGATTTCCTGTGCTGTTTTCAACGGTAACAATAACCGCATTTAAATCATCAAAAGGCTGTATGACAGTAAATTCATCCTCAGATACGTTAATTCCTGAATGCTCCGCTTTCTCCATTCCCTTTTTTAGAGTTGAAGCTATTGCCTCTTGTGTGTCAATTTTTTTCATAGCCATTACTCCACCCCTTCAAAATCATTAAGCGCATTTTCTACGCTGTTTAACGCTGGTCGCTTGTCACTTTCAGGAACAAGAACAGGCTTTCCTTCTGGTTTGATAATGAAGTCTGCAGCTAATTCCGCAAATTTTTTCTTGCCGACAACTTTTTCTAATTGCCCAATGGCTTTCAGTTCCTGCGGTTTTAAAATGTCTTCATCTTCAAATCCTTCGGCTTCTAAAACCATCAGTAGCCCTTCATTATCTGAAATTTTTCGATTACTTCGCCCAGCAACTACTTTCCAACCAGGGAACTCTTCGCCTTCGTCCCTTGCTTTCTGTAAAGCGTAAGTTTCCACATGTTCCAGCCATTTTTTTATCTCTGGCGCACGTTCTAAAATTTCAGCAATTTCCTCATTGGTTAAAAGCGGTGCTTCTTTCAGTTCGTGCTTATCAATCAGCTGAAAATTTCTCTCCGCACGTGGCCGTAGTTGGGCACGAACTTTTGAAAACTTCACAACGTCGTCTGTAATCGTCCATTCTCCTGTACCTTCCCAAGCCTGCACTGCTCGAGGCGCCACGTAATTATCAGCCCAGTATAATAATTCTTCTTTTTCAATTTCAAAGGTCGAAATATTGTCTAAACGAGGTTGAATAATCGTCATTCGCACGGTTTCAAATTCGTAAATAATGTCGTACTTATCCACCGCACCAAGCGCATATAACATCAGTTGAGGGTTTAAATACGCATCAACAGGAACACCTTTGCCGTATTTCAAGTCGATAATTTCAATCGTCTTATCTGATAAGACAACCACGTCCGAAGTTCCAAATCCTTCTGGGACCCATTTTGAAAAATCTACTTTTTGTTCTAATTCGACTGTGGCATTTTCGTATTGATTGACACGTTCTTCTACTAAATCACAATAAGCGGTGACGTATTCTTTCATGGATTCATCACAATACGGATGGTCTTGTTCAAAAAATTTCAATCGAGAGTTTACCGCTCTGGCGGTTAATAGCTTAAACCGCTTCGCCAAATACAACTCTGCTAATTCATGCGCAGTTGTTCCCTCCTCCGCATAAGAGCTGCCGCGATCTTTTACTTTTTCTTCCAGTCGTGCCAAAGGTGGGCATATTAGCCACCGATGCGCACTACTCGCTCCTAATAAAGCGTGACTTCCTACTGGCATGCTTATTCACCTACCAACGTTTCTAAGTCAGTGATAAATTTGCCGTAATGTTCTTCTTTCAAGTCTGAAAGTTTTTCTGCGTTGTAACGGCCAAAGCACATTTTAATCCGATCACGATTGCCGTTTGCCATTGCTTTTTTCATTGCTGCTTGTACATCTGCTTTTGTTGCCCCTGGATGTAAATCGGCTGTTGCTGATACTTCTTCTGTTTCTGAATCTGTTTCAGTAGGCGCGACTTTCTCCCCAGTTTTCGATGGTTCGGTGTTTGAGGTTGAGGCCGTAGAAACTTCTTCTTTCTTCTTCGCAGTTGCCTTTTTCTTTTTTGCAGGTTCTTTCTTCGCTGCTTTTTCCTTATTTATGAATTCCTCATACTGTTCTTTTGTACGAGGATCAAAACAATCTTTTTCTAAAAATTCTAATGATTCCCCTTTTTCAACTTTGATAAATTCGCCCGAAGCATCATGCTCAAAGTACATCGTTTCAGTTGCAATATTTTCAGTTGGTACATATAAAGATTGCGTTACTTCTACAACGCTTCCCGTTGCTAATTGAGATAAAATTTCTTTCATTTCTGTTGCTGAATCTGCTTCAATTGCTAAGTTAATTTTTGGCATTTTTTATTCCTCCAGTTGTTTTTAATCGGTTAATGTCTTCATCTGTTACATTGAAAATCGCTTTAAAATTTGCGTGATAATGCAACGGTGGGTCTACGTTACGTTTTTCATAAACTTTTATCAGCTTCACAGGAAGTAGCATTCTTTTTGCCAATTCTTCTTGTGACATGCCCGCTTTTCGCCTAATTTTCTTGTAAGGTGATAACAAAGCGTTACACTTCCTTTGCTAATTCCCGATAAAATTCAGGTACTTTTTCTCTTAGTTCTGTTTCTGTGAAACGTTGTTTTAGCCAAGTATGTTTTCTACTAGCAAACCATGTCTTATCTTTATAGCTTAGATACTGAACTTCTCCATCTGTTGTTTTTAAACAAGACAAGGGAATTTCATACATCGGTTCTTTTTTCACTGTGTAACCATCAAGAATCGCACGTGTATGCAGTTCTTTGTTTTCTTCTACTTCTTCCGTCCAATCAAAGCCTTCCGAAGGAAGCAGCGTTTTATCTGTAATAGGATCTTTCAACCAGTGATCCCATCCCATCTTAGTAATTTGCCAAATACACCAACTTTTATAATCAATATGTGCTTCTTTACTGTTCTGAACCCATTCGTCAAATTCTTTTGAGACTTCGATTGATTTTTTAGGTGAAGTTGCTGTCCATTCAATCAAACTTACACCGTCAATTTCGATAATTTGTTTAAAGGTATGAGTATCCGCATACAATAATCTCTTTTCCTCTTCACTTACGCTTATAAATGTTTCCGCTCCAAGCATATGAAAAATATCAATTTCCGTTGGCTTATCACCACCAGTCCAGCTATAACCTAGCGTTTCCAAAAAGGTCATTAAGTTATCGTATGCTTCTTGCGTTTTTACATGATAATAGTTTTTCATTTGCGTTTCTCCCCCTAAACCTTTGACAACTTAATCGTTGTTTGTACTTCGTATACTTGACCACCCAATTGTTCTGCTACAAAATTGGCGTACTCTAGTCCGTTAGAGCTAACAACTTGAACAGTTCTTCTATCGTATCGTTCATTTTTTACAGTTGTAACAGGTTCATCTTCGTAAAAACGTTTCGCCTCGTTTACATCACTGGTAAACCCAAAGCCTAGATACTCACGGCTATTCCCTTGATAACTTCTTTTGATATAAAGTTTTCCAATTTTAATGACAAATTCTTTTTCCATGTGTTACACTTCCTTTGTATAGATTATTTATTTAATGGCTTACTTCGTTGGCGGACGAGGTAGGCTCTTTTTGTTTCAATACAGCAGCCACCACCTAACACCCCACTTCATTGAGCATTTTTTGATAA